CTGGTGTTGGTGCTGGACACAGTGGGCTGGGAGAAAACGTCAACAAATTCGTGTCGGGCGTTCAAGAAGCAGTTGCGTCGGGTGCTCTGGGTCTCCAATCCCGAGACGTTCCGCAGAGCCAAACGCACATTACACAAGACGCACAGATGCAGCCTAATTTTGTTCCTGCGCAAGAACAAGAAGATTATATCGGTGCTAGCCAAACAAATCGCGACGTTGTCCGCGAGCATGACGAAAAACGAAAGGTGGAAGAGAGTTATGATACTTTATTTGATAATCTACAAACACCCGTTCTTTTAGCCATACTATACTTCATTTTCCAACTACCTGTTGTAAAACAAACCGTTTTCAGATTAGTTCCAGCCCTGTTCAAGAAGGATGGTACGCCAAACCTGTATGGATACATTACACATTCCATCTCTTTTGCTACTGTGTATACCGCGGTAATGATGACACTGAAATATTTCAGCATTTAGTTTGCTTGCACACCTTTTCAATCTTGACATTAGAAACCCTTGCGAAGATATTGACCACCGCGTCATTGTTATAATCTTTAATATACTTCACATTCTTTATTCCCGATGCGCACATTATTTTCATACAATTCGCACACGGGTAGTGTGTAATATAAGCCGTCGTTCCGTTACAACTGACACCACGTTTCGCACAGTCAGCAATCGCGTTTTGTTCCGCGTGAACGGTTCCAATCTCGTGTTCATCCTTCATAATTTGTTCATGGGCTGCCCCGGGCAAGTATCCATTATATCCTTGTGCGATAATTCGGTTGTCGTTGACAAGAATGCATCCAACCTTTAGTCGCTTACAAGGTGACCTCTTCGAGGTAAGCTCTGTTAGATCGCGGAAATACTCTTCCCATGAAGGTCGTGGTTCGTCCATTTCATATTGTGAGGACATTAGGTTTAAATATTTACTGGTAATATTTAATATTTAAACCAAAATAGATACATTTACAGGAAATTCCACATTGATTTCTTGCGGGTATTTTTCTTCTGTTTTTTCTTCTTCGAATTGCGATTACGATTCTTCTTTCTTGTGCACGCATTTTTGGTGTCTTTAGAATAGTTGTTCCTCGGTATATACCTTAAAAATAACTTTTCATATTCGGCACTGTTACGATTGTCTCGCAATTTCATATACTTTTCGTTTTTCTCTCCACGTCGCTCTCCCATAGTCATCTCATTCCCATAGCAATCGGTGGTGAATCGTTTCAAAAGACCCTTCTGTGCGAGTTTGTTTTCTTTTTGGACATTCAACAAATATTGGGACATGCACAACAATCGATTTACGTCGAAATATTTTTTGTCGTAATAGATGAATGCCAAATAAAACTTCAACATGGTGTCGATTGTGGCGATTTTAACAGGTCGGTTATGACGCTGTATAATATTATAACTGTAGCAATGACGATTATTGAAAATAAAACAAACCGAATTACCACCAACAGTGATCTCATAGTGGTCTGGAACAAATTCTTCGACGCCCGAATGTTTTTTGATGCGCACTTGTTTTATACCGTCTTTCATAAGTCTATTTTTAACTGCGAATGCCGTCGTGTAAGGGTCTAGCGAAAGCGTATCGAAATCGGGCAACTCCACTTCAAGTTTTTTGCGGTCATTAGATGGCATATAGCGTCCATAAAGTGAACATGCCCAACCGCCGAAAAATACAACTTCTTCTTCAATAAGCGCATCGCGCACATTGTAATAAACGTCCCGTTTTGCGGTTTCATTGTCTTTCTTGTCGCCTTGAAAGTCGCGTTGAAATTCGACGGCACCACATCCCGACGCACTGATGGGATGGTATTTATTCAGTTTCGTTAGTCGCTCTGCCACCTTACTCCATCGGTCCACTTGGCCGTCGGGATTTGACAATTCGTTGTAAGACATCATTCGTAATAAGTTTGGTGGGGCATATAGAATACCCTTTTTAAGTATTGCACTCTCAATGACTTTATCGAAGAATTTCTGATCCATATGGGTTATATCCGCAATCTGAAAGTTGTCAACAAATAATTTGAAGGTGCCTTCGTGGAACCCTGCCTTGGCTTCCACACTTTCATACCCTGCCATGTAAAAAATATCGGCCAATCTTTTGACATCCCGCAACGCATTCGAAGAAAAGAAATCATAGTCCGGTATTTCCGATTCAAAATCGTAAAATCTTTCATTCGCGGGCAATATGTTATTTATGGCAATACCACCATAACACACTTGTTTCTTGTCGCGCAGAAACTCTTCTAGTATCTCTACGATATGTTTCACGTTTGAATTTCTAATTGTTTTTTTCCCCCTTTTCTTTTGTGCCACTTTGATAGATGATTTTAGAATATGTAATTCTTTTTCTTCCAACGTCTGGTGACACTCGTTTGTTGCCATTTAAATAATGGATAGATTTTATATATTGAATGAATAAAAGTCTGATTCAATCTCTCTCTTTTCGTATGAATGCTCGGGGCGAGCCGGTGGAGGAAGCTTTATTTTTACCGGAATATGACGCAACGCCTCAGGTTTCAAGACAAATGCCGACCCCTCTTCATTGAAAAAATTGGTATAGTAGCGCATTTTGTCATCGTTATTTGGAAAACACATGGCAACAAACTGACAGCCATATTTATGTGCGAGTGCTGCTGACGAATTCTCTGGGTGATCGCCAATATCGGGTATACACATCGACATATTTTTCTTGTTGTATTCGACAAGTTCTTTCATATCAGGCGTGAACTTCACATCACGGTAACGGAGCGTCCGCATAAATGCCGAATTGCTGGTAATATTGACATACTCGTCCAATTTAGTTTTCGTAGGATTTGCGTGGGACTTATCCACAATAATCAAAACCTTTCCCTTGAGTTCCTTAAGCTCCACAATTCCGATATTTTCTCCATGGTTTTCAAAACTGTAATCTTTCCCCAATACTCGATTACCTAATATTGCCTGAATATCCTGCGCCATTTTCTCCATAATGGGCGTATTGTTTGTCATAATCCTAAAATGTAAAATCAGTGGGTCACCTGAAACTGGACAAGAGGAAGGCGCAAATGCGTGCTTCGCGATATTATTCATCGCGGTTGCAAAAGGGACATCGTTGTAACTACCTTTCACACTGTAATCATCGTTCGCTGATACGGCAATCACCGGACGATTGTCGACAGAGAATATCTGAAAGTCAAGACATCTTGCTCCTTGACGTATACAAGTATTCAATGCCTTGGTTGAAACGTAGTCGTTCTTGACACCAGCACCAGATTGACAGCAATTGTATGCGGTTTTGATATAGTAATCGCGCAAATTGTAACTGAACCTATTGTTAGACTTTTTTGTGTTAATAGTCGACAACTTTGGAAAATCAGAATAAATGCGTTCTAGTCTCAGATTATTTTGTTTCGATTTATTCATTTTCTTAATGCCGTAAATAACAAATAGCGCCAATATCACGATACCAATGACCAATGCCATTATTTCTGGTTTTGCTTTCATCACACCAGTAACAAGACGTTTCCCTAGTGTGGCGCCACTATTTTTAATATTTGAAGCCATAATCTTCATCTTTTTGGGATCCAAATTTTTTGCGACATTCATCTTATTATATAACCGGTATATTTTCTCCACACAAACAAAGTTAAATAATAATATGCGTAGTATATAAATATGGGAGGCGGTCTTTTAAATATTGTGGCATATGGGAATCAAAATGTTATTCTTACCGGAAATCCCACCAAAACTTTATTTAAATGTGCTTATGCGAAGTATACGAATTTTGGACTACAGAAATTTCGCATTGATTATGATGGGCAACGAACATTACATATTGACTCGGGATCACACTTCTCATTCAAGGTGCCTCGATACGCCGATTTGTTGATGGACACGTATTTAGTCGTGACACTTCCAACCATTTGGAGTCCGATTGTTCCACCAACCGTTGAAACTAACAATAGATGGCGACCCTACGAGTTCAAGTGGATAAAGCATATTGGAACACAGATGATTGAGCGCGTGCGTTTCACGATTGGTGGGCAGACCATACAAGAATACACCGGACAATACTTGCACAATCTGGTAGAGCGGGACTTTGACGCCTCGAAAAAGGAACTTTACTACAAAATGACCGGGCACACACCCGAGCTAAATGACCCGGCAAATGCGTATGGAAATATCAACACATACCCTAATGCTTATTATACAACAAAAGAGACATCCGAGCAGGGTCCCGAACCTTCCATAAGGACGCGCAAACTCTACATTCCGCTAAACATATGGTTCACACTGGCAGCAAAAATGGCATTTCCGTTGGCTAGTTTACAATATAACGAGTTGCAAATCGAGGTTGATTTGCGACCGGTTTGTGAACTTTTTGTCATTCGTAATATACCGGATGGAGAAGATAACACATACTCTTACTACAAGAAGGCTAGTTCCACCGAACCACTTGAGCAATTCTACCGCTTCATTCATCCGCCTCCTAGTCAGAATTTGCAGAATAATGATGACTATAAAGACAAGCGAACAAACTGGAATGCCGACGTCCATCTGATTAGCACTTACGCATTCCTCACCGAAGATGAAGTGCGTGTTTTTGCGGCAAATTCACAGACATACCTGATAAAGCAGGCATACAGTCAAACGTTTCATAACATTACCGGTCCACAAAAGGTGAAACTGGAGACCATGGGGATGGTCGCGAACTGGACGTGGTTCTTCCAGCGCAGCGATGCCACACTGCGCAACGAGTGGTCAAACTACACGAATTGGCCATATGACGTTTTGCCTTATGGTGTGGTTGATCCAGATAATTCTGACTATGTTAAAGAAAGTGAAAAAAAAACACTGGGTGTCAATAAG